TGTAAAGCCTTCGGAGTCGCCTTGGCTGTAAATATGGCTGTACCGATTACTCCTGCTGTAGCAACTAAGCATAATATTACAGGCGAGGATTTACGAAGCCAATTCATGCAATCACCTCCCATTTTCCTTTAACCTAGCCATTAGCTTCTCCTCATTTACCATATCTTTCCTCCTTTCAAAAAGAAAAAATATAAACAGTAAGAGAGACGGTACGGGACTCGAACCCGTGGCCTCCGTTATTCACGGCGCTCTATCCAATTGAGCTAACCACCTCTCCACTAAAGAAGTTGTAAATTGTGCGAAGCTTAGAAAAAATAAATAGTGGTTGTACGATCTATAAGAAGTCGTTACTTGTCATGGGCTAATTTTCGGTTTCCCTAGCCACGATCCCGATCAGTTCCCCCAACCACAGGGGTCTTCGAACTTAACATTCCTTATTAGATCTTTCTCTTCACAATAGAAGTTGTAAATTGTGCGAAGCTGAGAAAAAAGAAGAGGCCATTAGACCTCTCTGAGAGTGTTTGCAATATGGTCGATTTTCGTTAGATAAAACGATATGTCGTTTATTATTCGTTCAACCTCGTCTTTATCAGATTCGGGGACTATCATGTATTTAAACAACTTTTCTATATTGTATCCAGCGGCATAATTCGCCATAGTAATTCCATCCAATCCCATAAGTATTCCAGCCTCTTTCTTATTCGTTAATATCTTCATACTTTTCTCCTTTCTAAGAAAATATAAGTACTATTACCATTAAAGAGTATGTATTTTATGCGGAGAAAAAAGAAAAGACCCCGAAGGGTCAGTTCCGTGAACGATATAGCGCTCGGACATACTTTTTTTCAAAATATTTTATGCTTTCCTTAATATCCTCCAAATATACTCTAATACGCTCATTAGCATGCTCTCTAGCCTTAAAATCTTTCTCCGAAGTTATGCGATAAAGCGCATTAGATAGAACCTTAATCGGCTCACATACAATTTTGATATGACTTGCCATCATCACTATTTCTTCCATTTCACGGTAACTTAACACAACAAATCCTTTCTTTCCTTTTCTGGTAAAAACTAACATGATTACTCCTTTCTATAATATGTTATAGTTTCCATTAAAGAGTATGTATTTTATGCGGAGAAAAGAAAAGGCCTTCCGAAGAAGACCCTTCTCTTGGTTAAGGTAAATGCTTTGTACACATGCTAAATAGTTCAGATAATTGTTCCTTGTTTCCAGTTTCAATAGAGCATTCCAATATAATCGTATAAGTTCCTATCATATTATCATATTCATCAAAGTTTTGTTCAATAGATTTAATTGAACAATACCAACCATCGGTATATTTGTCTAGTTCCTTTACGATCTTACACATTTCATCTACATTGTCACATACAAACTTTTTTTCAACACTTACCTGATAATATACATCCATATGTATCACCTCCTTTCCATAATAGCCGTTGCTAAATTGGCGTAAAGTGGTATCACATGGTACGCTCCTGGAAAAACTAAAAGCCCATGCATTTAGCACAGGCTTAGAGTTTTGTGAAATCAATTGTACTCTTATCTAGAAAAATATAACTTATCTAAATCATCTACAGGAAGAACTATCGAACCTTTAAAGCGTATCGTTAAGTTGTTTTCGTCTATTTCCCCATACAGATCTTCAAATTCGATAGATCCATTTGGACAACGATCTTTGACTGCCTTAACGCACTCATTCGTAAACGCTCTCAATTCTTCACCTGTAAATACATATTTCTCTTCCATATTTTTCTCCTTTCTAAGAAAATATATCAATTGGTTTCCATTAAAGCCCTTGTATTTTATGCGAAGAAAAGAAAGAGGCCCTCCGAAGAGAGCCTAATTCACTTAATATCCTATTGTTTCCGGTAATATAGTCACACCTCTTACTGCAAGATTCTGCAATATTTTATACCACATTCTATCGGGCACCTCGAAGCTAATATACCAGCAAGTCGGAGCTTTCGCCCAACCGCAATTTCCAATATGTAAATTCTGAAACCATGTTTCTACCCACCAGAATAACATATTCTGTGATTTGCAGCTGTTAAAAACATCCAATACTTTAGTTACATCTTTTTCGTCAACCAATAAACTGCGGTGCTTAATAAATATCATACTAAACCTCCTTTTAAGATAATTTTTATTACCATTAAAGCCCTTGTATTTTATGCGGAGAAAACTAAAAGCCCATGCACTAAGCACAGGCTTAGAGTTTTTAGAATTAATAATCCATAACTTCAGTTCCGTTATCCATTACAAAGAAACGGTGAATAGTTCTCTTATCCATCGTTCTAACGCACTCACATACCGGACAATAGAAATGGTCTAAAGGGTTATGCGGATAATCGTATCGTCCACCAGGCTCATGTTCGCCGTATTTCCAATCGATTGCTATCCGTTCATCTTTATCCACTTCAAATTGCGACCGGCATCTACCACATCTGAAACGATAAATTTCTTTCTTCATAGCTTCCAATGTCTTCATATTAACCTCCTTCGGTTTGAAAATATTATTAGTTCCATAAAAGTATATGTATTTCCTGCGTAAAAACTAAAAGAGGAAGCTCTCTGTACGAGACTCCCCCTATAGAAACTCAATATTTCTTATTCAATTTTTTCTCAATTCGATCTTCTATTAATTCTTCGAGTGTTTTGCCAAGCACGCTCGTTACAGCACATTCGTATTGAAGTTGTAATGCCATTAACAATATGTACATATCACCGATTTCGTCAATCAAGTCATTACAAAGTTTCCGAAGCGTGTCGTCGTCATCTATACAAAAAGCCTCAGTCACTCCACGTTCATACTTAGAAATCGCCTGAATCAACTCACCGGCTTCTTCCATTACCATCATGGGCATTATTTCACCCCAATACTTACGAACCTCATCACATTTCTCAATAAACACTTTTCTTTCCATAGAATTCTCCTTTCTATAAGAAATATCATTAGTTCCATTAAAGTCCTTGTATTTTATGCGGAGAAAAAGGAAAAGCCCTTGTAGGGCTATCCTTTGAAAATATACTCATACACATTTTTTCTAATTTTTTCTTTCACAAAACTACCAGAATCCAAAATGGTTCTTAAATCTTCAGGACAAATATTCACTTTGACATTGTTGTCCGTTATTCGAAATCCTCGTTTCAGCATCCATTTTATATGTTCGTTTACTTCGCACTCACAAATATAATCTGAATACGGAACAAATAGATCTCTATAAACTTTAACAAATCTCATAGCCTCTATTTTATTCTCAAATCTAAAATATCTACTATTGTTTCTTCCTCTGTTTTCATGACTCATAATCAAATCTCCTTTCAAAAATATGTTTATGTTTCCATTAAAGCCCTTGTATTTTATGCGGAGAAAATTAAAAGGGGCACAGTGGCCCCAATTAAATTAGTTTTCAATCTTATCTAAATTCTCTAACTTCTTCTCTATTCTCTCCAATGCCTCACCTCTCTTATCAAATTCCTCGCCATAATACTTAAGCAGATCACAAATTTCATCAAAGAATGCCAATATGGTTTTCATATGTGCAAAGTCCTTCAAATCACATTCTTTGTAGGAATCTTTACTTGCATAGTTTTTTATTGCCATCTCTAATAATTCTTCCATCTGCTCAACGGTATTTTCGCATCTTTCCTTTAAGTTACTCATTGTTTTCTCCTTTCGAAAAAGCGGTACTATTACCATTAAAGGAGTTGTATTTTGTGCGAAGCAAAAAAGAAGATGCCATGCGTTTTGCACAGCACCCTCTTTCAGAACTCACTTCTTCTTATTAAATAGGTTACTTATGCTTCTTAGCCACATCGGTGACTTCGAAGTGAAGCTTCCAGTTTCCTCAAACTTCAGACCGTTGCTTAACCATTTGCATGTCAAACACAGTTGAGCTACGGTCAATCCTACCTCAACAGCTCTGAATCCAAAATTGATCATTTTTTCTTTTTTTGCTTCTGCCTCCTGTTTCTCACGAGCCTCTTTTTCCGCATCTAGTTTCTCTTTTTCGAGTTCTAGCTTAGAAATTCGGTCCTCGTAGTCCGTTAAGCATCGCCTCTCTTCCAGACCAGTTTTGTAGAGCTTCGTGTAGTCTTCCACACATCTCTGGTGCTCAACACTTCCTGGTTCAAGGCCATTCAATCCGTCGGCTACTTGTTGAATCTTCTCCTCCAACTTCACCACAATTTCCTCATCCATCTTTTCTCCTTTCTATAAGAAAATATCATTAGTTCCATAATAGAGATTGCTTTTCGTGCGTTTAATAAAAGAAAAGAGGACTTGTGAAAGCCCTCAATCCTTACAAGATAGCTTATTTAATTATTCCAAGGTCTACCATTGTATCGTACTCTGCCTGTTCAAAGCTCGTTACTCCATGCTTAAAAGCCATAAAAGCTATATAGAATGCACCAGCACCCATAATCGCCGACGCTATTAAAACATCTCGAAATTTGATTGGCAAAGTTCTCATAACAATATCCTTTGTAACACCATTCATATTTGTTATGCTACCATGTGTAAATTTAAACATCACATTCCTCCTTTCAAAAACGGTACTATTACCGTAATAGGACTTGCTATTTTTGCGTAAGCTTCATATTATCGAAATATCACATAAAACTGTCACCTGGGTATCTGATTTCTAAGCTAGATTAGAATACTATAAAAGAAAAGAGCCCGTGCGTTAAACACGAGCCTCTTCTCATTATTTTTTACCGTTGCTAAGCAGTTGTATTAAATATCCATCATCTCCTTTAGGAAAAACTTCAAATTGGATAACATAAGGACGGTACTTCTCGTTATACAGATATAACTCATTTTCCCATTCCGGATTCCATTTCAAACCAAGGGATTCGTATACCTCATTCGCATACAGATATCCCCTAGCCTCAATCAAATCGTTCAGGTACATTTCAGTATGGTGAATAAACTGTAAATTATAGTCCTCGTTTTGCCAATTACGGTTTCTCTTATCAAATATCATTAGTTTCATAACTGCCACCTCCTTTCACAATAGAGATTGCTTTTCGTGCGTAAGCTTCATATTATCGAAATATCACACAAACCTATCACCTGGGTCTCTTATTTTTAATCTAGATTAGAAACTTATCAAATATATTGTATGGCCTCTTCTTTTGACATAAAGAAATGAATACCTTTTTCACACTCAGCATTATATTCGCAATTGAAGTCGTATACTGTAAATTTGTCTCCGATATAATATGACATGTTGTTATATGTTGAATAAGCTCTGTCCGCTCCGTCGATAGCTATAACCTCAGCTTTATTAGTTCGACATTTAGTTCCATTTATAGAAAAAACAATAGCGCCTCTTGGAATTTTGAGAGTTACAATAATATTCCGGTTACATTTCTTGTATCCTATAATGTCTTCTGATAGCATTTTGCCTTTTCGATATTCAAGACAATATCCAGAGGCACCTCTTAAAATGGCATGGCTTAAATTAGCATAGCTTAAATTAGCATGGATTAAATAGGCGCCTCTTAAATCCGCATCACTTAAATCAGCACCGCTTAAATTAGCATTGATTAAACTAGCACTCGTTAAATAGGCACCTCTTAAATTAGCACTACTTAAATCAGCATAGCTTAAATCAGCACCTCTTAAATCAGCTTCATATGAATCAGCATAGCTTAAATCGGCATGACCTAAATCGGCGTATGTTAAATCAGCGTCATATAAATCGGCACGGATTAAATCGGCATGGCTTAAATTAGCATAGCTTAAATTAGTATGGATTAAATAGGCGCCTCTTAAATCAGCACCTCTTAAATCAGCTTCACTTAAATTAGCATGGCTTAAATTAGAACAGCTTAAATCGGCATGGCTTAAATCAGCATGGCTTAAATCAGCTCTCATGTTTTCCCATCCGTCGATATCTTTGGAAATCCAATGCTTATGATTTTCCAATATTGTGCTGAGAGATTGACCGTTAACTATTATGTCTTTAGGATCTATTATTTTCATGCTTTTTTCTCCTTTTCTTTTGATTACCAAAATATCACACAAACCTATCACCTGGGTCTCTGATTTCTAAGCTAGATTAGAAATAGTCTGGACAATGCATCTCGACCCAACAATAAAATTGCCCGCAAGGGAGACGATTCCCAGGCCACGATGAACAATCGTCATTAGCCGGGCATTCGTCACATTTTTTATAATTATAAGGATTACACATAAATTTTATATATTCCGATATCATTTTCGTTTCTTTTTCGAGTTCTACATTCGTCTTCTCAGTGATCTCCGATCTAATTGTTCTGCTCATATTTTTCTCCTTTCATGATGCACAAATTAAAGAGTCCTCGTCTGGACTCCAAGTTTCAGAGAGTCTGCTCGAACTGAGCCGGCCCTCTCTCCACAATAGAAATTGTAAATTCTGCGAACCCTCTAACCTAGATTAGAAATCACCGTCGACAAGTGTATTGTATGGCATGCCTGGCGAAAATATCAGTCTACCGTGCAAATTTTTTACACCGCACAATAAAAGGTTATACATGGATAAAAACTAAAAGCCCATGCACTAGGCACAGGCCTTAGAGCTTTAATAATAGCCGTGTTCTTTCAATAACTCTTGTTCTTCTCCAGTAAGTCGCATTAAACGCCTGACCCTTTCAATATTCTTTTCTAAATCGGACAAAGCTACATAATATTTAACATCATCAAATTTCATTTTCATATTGTGTACTTTTGTCCACATTCTCGTCAGGTTATCATAAGTGTCATCTCTAATTTCCAACTTTTCCATTTCTTTTTTAGTCATAGTTTTTCTCCTTTCCGAAAACGGCACTATTACCATTAAAGAGCTTGTAATTTAAGCGGAGAAAAACTAAAAGCCCATGCGCTAGACACAGGCTTAAAGTTTTTCACCTATTCTCGTCATTTCTATTTGTCGTGTGATTCCACATTGCCCAATCATATAGCTTAGTACTAATATCCATAATTCTATTTCCCCATTTTGGAGAAATTCCAGCCAATTTCCATATTAAGTTAGCTATGATTTTTCGCATACATAATCACCTCCTTTCACTAAAGAACTTGTAATTTAAGCGAAGAAAACTAAAAGCCCATGCACGAAACACAGGCTTAAGTCTTTTAAAATAATCCGTTTTCTTCTAACAATTCGATTTCTTCGTCCGTTGGCCTGACTAATTCTTTCGCTTTTATTGTTAACTGTTGTAATTCATAAAAAGTTTCTAAATATTCAGGGATTTTATTATAACACATTAATTTTATGTTTATGCTCTCTAATATTTCTAAATTTGTTCCTGTTTCAACCAACATCTTAAATGCATTTAATTTAGTCTTCGCCACTTCTAATTTTCTATCCATTTCAAATCTCCTTTCGAGAAACGGCACTATTACCATTAAAGAGGTTGTGATTTAAGCGCAAAAAAAAACTAAAAGCCCATGCACGAAGCACAGGCTTAAGTCTTTTAAGTCTTAGAGTCAATCAACATGCAAATTGCTTTGTTAAGATTTGCCGCCAATTCAGAAGCACCTCGTACAGACATTTGTAATTCCACAGGAAAATCATCTCCATCTAAATTTCTAGCATACCACCAAACCTCGATGTGTTCATCACCTGTAATTGTACAAATTCTGACTTTCGCACTTCCTTGGCAATAATCATTCTTAATTTTCATGTTGCCACCTCCTTTCACTAAAGAACTTGTAATTTAAGCGCAAAAAATAAAAGAGGATGTTATTGTTAACTAAATATAAAAGAGAGAACCCCCGGAAACCGCAGTTCCACAGGGGTTCTGAGAGTGAGACACGGGGGAATCGAACCCAAAATATCATTCACCTTTCGCCGCTTTCATGCCATACACAGCGCATTCCACGAGATCCGAAAGCTCCTCGGCATCAACTCGAATCTTATACTTACTCAACCATTTGGATAAAGACTCCATAACTTTCTGCTTTTTAGCAACGCCAACTCCCTCACCTTTAATCGTTTGCTCAGCTGATTTCACCGCCGTGTTTACCATATTTAAAAGAGTTTTGTATTTTTCGTTCTGTACAATAGCTTCTAGATATGGGATTACAAACGAAGTAATAATGAATGCGCATACAGCTATTATCAGCTTCAGTATAATCCAAGAAATATCATCCATAGCCTTCTTCCCCCTTCCCTTCATATTTTTGGATAGCCTTGTATTCTTCCAATTCTTGCTTCTTTTCTTGCTTAGTCTCGAAATAGGCTTTGAAGGCATAGACGGCAAATACACCTACCACTTCTGCAAGCCACGCTGTTCCGAGACCTATTACTGGATCCTTATCTAGAATAGACAGAATATAAGGCATTGTGGCGTTAATCAAACCAAATATCAGTAAAACTTTAACTGCCCCCTTGGTGAATGTTCGTTTGTTATCATTTTTAGGTCTTCTCACACCTCACCACCTCTCTTCAAGCAGGTATCGATTCAACCCTTTATCGGCTTCTCTTAACTCCTCCACATTATTGCCGTCAATTCCATTCCGAACCAACACCTGCAAAGTCTGAATTATCACACGGTTGGTGTTTCTACTTTGGATTTCAAGCTCATCTAGACGATGTTTGTCTGAATCCAAATATCCACGAAGCTTTGCAAATTCGGCGCTATGCTCAATAAGCTGATTTTTGATATCGCGTATAGCTTGATCCTGTTTAGCATTAGGTTCGTTTGCTTTTTTCATAACATTTAATATTAAAGCTCCAACCGCTGCCAGAACTAATATAAAATTACATACTGTCATAACATCTGACAGCGTGAAGTTAAATGGGTGGTCCATTTTAGACCTCCTTATTCTTCGTAAATTATCTCTAATCCATAAGCTTTGGCCGCTTCATGCTCTATCTTGCATCCTCTGGCATTTTCCCAGCCCTTGCAAAAATAAGCAGCATGACACAAGCTCATATTCTCCAGTGATTTAGCCAAGAAACAAAGAGGAATTTGAACTACGCCACGCTCTTCCATCTTTTCTTTGCTGTACCATTCATCGGTAAAAAGTGTGTTGATTACCTCATATCCTTTTTCTTCAAGAGCCTTAATCGCTTTCTCTCTTGTTGCTACGATTTCTTCATCCGTTTTTCCGGACATTGGCTGTGATAACATTGCTTTTTTCATGTTTCTACCTCCTTTTTTAATTTACATGTTCATTGAGCCAGTCCTGAGTCTTTTTCTTCCAGAGCTTCGGCACATCATTGATTGTCCATGCGGCTCCTGTTTTAGGATTAATTTCCCCTGTTAATATCTTCATTCCATAAAATGCTCCCATTATTCTCCACCCCCTTCCACAATTTCAGAAACAACTTCCCCAAGGTCTTCTATGGCTTCATCCTGTATGGTCTGCGAAGCTTTCAGTAACTCCATTTCTTCCCTAAGCAGGTCGGTTTCGCTCTTTTCAGTGCAATGAATATGCAGGGCGTACCCGCCCTCTTCGGGAGCCACGCTCAAATCCTTAAATTTGTAATTCTCGAAAACTCCTGATACAGCACCATTAAGGGTAAACTGGAAGCGGTCAAGATTTCCTTTCTTGGAGAATGCCACCATTACTGGTTCGACTTCGCTCCATTCGAATACATGCAGTATCATATCATCCGTATAGCTGATTTCTTCGATTGCAAATTCTGTGCCATCCTTTAAAATTACTTTCTTTTCGTTCATTCTTTTTACCTCGCTTTCCTTTATGCTGTTCTATGCCAACAGTAAACACCTAAATAAGGTGGCATGTTGTTATGGGCTTGGGAACCTCCTGTATAAGATACATTGCGATTTAGTCTTCCCCAAGCATTACCTGAATTTACATTAAGCCATTTTTCTGAAGGATTATATTCTAAAGCATATATTGAATGTGTGTGGCTAGGCATTTCATTTATTGTTAATGTATGATTTCTCTCACCACCAGTAGACCCAATCTCATTATCATCTGCACACCATAGAAATCTATTGGTTATTCTCTCCCAAGTGCCACCAAATAAAGTTTCAGGGCTTGTAGAAATGCTGCTTATGTAATAACTTCCCACTGGATAAGCATCAAGCGGTGAAGAAGATTTTTTATTAAATATCTTAAACATATCACTCGCCTTTCATATACCAATACTTGAAAGTCAGGCTTTCAGTTGGTAAAGACTCTACATAAAATGTCAACACTCCTGATTCGCTCGCAACTGCCCAAGAATCTTCAAATGTTCCGGAAACTAATTCAGCATCCACGAAGTAATCCGGTGTCATGCCTATTATTGATATGGCATATCGGTATGGGTAATCGGAATAAGTAACAGAGGCCTCCCAATCCGATGTAGCGATTGTAACTGTATCTGCCTCCATCACCCCGCCACCGCCGCTGCCGAAGTTGTCCGACACCTTTGTTTGAGTTATGTTAGTGCCGACTGCAAGCGTGTCACCGACATTTACAGTCTGTGTGGTCTTGTAGAATTTGCCATTCAGTATTAAAAATTCGTCTTTTGCATATGAGTGTGCGGATGTGGTGGATTCTTCGACTGTTGCTATGTCGGATTGTAAGTCATCTACAAGCCCTGATATACTTAAAACACTACCCGACACAACATCCACACGGTTATTTACAAGCAGGATGCTTTCTGATAATCCGTCCACTCTGTTATCAACAGCCGTGATATTTCCTGACAGCGTATCAAGCTGTTTTGTTATAGGGTCGGATTCTATGCAATTTTTGGTTTTAAGTAAATATTGATTTGATGACTGTGAGTAATAAATTTTATCTCCGTCTGTCCAAATAGATTCACCATAAAAACTACTAAGTTCACTCCAAGTTTTTGTTATCCAAGTATCTGTGGATCTATTTAAAACATATTGCGTTGATGCCCGTGAGTAATATATATCATTTCCATCCGTCCAAACATATTGTCCAATAATCTCATTGAAGCCGTACCATGTTTTAGCCACCCAAGTATCTGTAGATTTATCTAAAATATATTGATTACCAGAAAACGAAAGGTAAATATTTTCTTTATCTTTCCAAACATTAGCTCCGTTGAATGCATTTAAGCCATTCCATGTTTTAGCATTCCAAGTGCTTGTGGATTTATCTAAAACATATTGACCAGTTCGCGATCCGTAGGCCGAATAGTAAATATCCTCACCATCTGTCCAAATATTAAATCCGTCAATCTTACTAAGTCCATTCCATGTTTTTACAGACCAAGTACTTGTAGCTTTATTCAAAACATACTGACTTGACACGGAAGAATAATAGATGTTCTCACCGTCCGACCAAATATTATCACCACTAAAACTGCTAAGACCGTTCCAAGTTTTTACAGACCAAGTTCCTGTAGGTTCATCTAAAATATAGCGATTACTTCCATAGGAATAATATATATGTTCTCCATCTGTCCAAATATTATTGCCATTAAAACTGCTAAGACCGTTCCAAGTTTTATCTACAAATCTGCTCTCTGAACTAAGTTCGTCTCCAATATTTATGTCGACAGTAGCCTCGTATAGTTTATTATTCAGTATAAATAAATCGCCTTTGGAATAGGCATGTTCGGATGCATTACTTGTTTCATGTAAAGCTATAACTTCATCGTCGTAAATATCAACAACATCGACTATAGTTTTATTATTGGTTTCATCGTCCGTAACATCGACACGCCCTTCAAACTGCAAACCCTGTCTCGATGTCATTTCCATTCCACTGGCATTTTGAATTGTATGCCCCCCAGAAGACATTTTCTCTTTTATATCATCTATAAGATCCTGAGTACGCTCTTCGTTTAAATATTTATGATTATAGTTATTCATACATCGGTCTCCTCATTAGGTGTCAGAGAAATTGAAAGAATAGTTATTTGCCCCGTCTGTAGTCTGTATCCACATATAACCATCCGACTCATTTCCATTTATACCTATCTTAATTTCGCCATTATCATCAAGGTCGGAGTCACGAATAGTGAAAGACACCGTATTGCCATTGCCTAATTTGCTTCCCATATAGGCAACCCATTTATTCACTTCGCCGTCGTGGTCGGTGTCCGTAACATCATGCAGAAGTTTAATAGCTAAGGTATCTCCTTTCACGGCCTGTATCATCGTTTCGAAATATGAAGCATCAGACCACATCACTTCCTCTCCATTGTGCATTAACTTAAATATATCATAAGGTGATCCATATGAAGTCTTAAATATGACGAGAGTTGATTGTGCCTCAGACACTGCTATTTCCTTGGAAATCTTACGATTAGTGGCTGTCGATTCGCTAGTAACAGTTATAGTAGCCGAACCTTCTGAAGCCAGCAGGGTAATAGCAATAGTAGTACCGTTAACAGCCACACTTGCGATGCTAGAGTCTGAAGATGATGCTGAAACTAGTCCGCTAGCATTTATAACCGTAATATTCTTAGTTGCACCGACTGGAGCAATTTCCACCTCATAAGCGGATAACTCTAACACACCTGAATCTTTCCACATCTCTTCGTACTCTTCCGGACTTATTTCGTCAGTGGGTTCGGACATACCGAAGAGATTGTACGCATATGCGGGAGGGTCTACGCTCGTCATGACGACAGCCACATCAGTACCCTCTTCAACCTCTATACCTGCCCCTTCTATAAAGGCCGCAGTAGTAGTGAAACGATCTGCGACATTATAGACCAAACCTACATTTGAAGCACTTGGCGCGGGAAGATTTGCAAAGGAATAAGATCCACCGGGCTTGTAATATGCTCGCTTTTATCAATTTTCTCATTAAGCTTAGTTTTCATATCAGTAACAAGTCTCTGCATTATCGTACTATCTAAATATTTCACATTTTCTGTCGCCATTTTGAATTTCCCTCCTATTAGAAAAAAGAGTAGGCGCCTATTCGACGCCTACCTCATATGTATAACCCATAAACTTTTTTTGCAATTATGCGGATACGGTAACCGCGATATCCTTTGAGGTCTTACGATTAGTTGTGGTGGATGCGCTCTCAACCGTGATGGTAGCAGAGCCTGTAGCCACAGAAGTTATAGCGATTGTCGTGCCGCTGACTACAACCGTAGCGATGTCGGTATCGGAAGATGAAGCGGAAACAGCGCCGCTTGCTTCAGTAACAGTGACATTCTCTGTCGTGCCAGTTCCGCTAATAGACACGGATTCGTCAGACAGTGTAAGCACGCCCGGATCCTTCCACATCTCCTCGTACTCTGCAGGGGTGATATCCTGAATAACTCCAGAACCACCGAAGAGGTTGTACTTGTATGTGGCAGGATCTGCGCTTGTCATGATGACTGCTACATCCGTGCCGCCTTCTACTTCGATACCAGCACCCTCGACAAAGTCAGAGGTTGTGGTAAAGCTGTCAGTTACATTGTAAACGAAACCGACAGTAGAAGCTGATGCGGCAGGAAGAGTAGCGAATGTCTTGGATCCGCCGGGTTTGTAGATATGCTCGCTTTTGTCAACTTTTCCGTTGAGACGAGTTTTTACATCGTCAACGAGCTGCTGAGCAATATCGTCGGTAACATACTTTTTAGCCATATTAATACCCTCCTTGAATATATGTTAAAGTTTATGGGTTATCGTCATTCATCATTTCCTCATATTCCTCGGCAGTGACGGCATTAAGTCCGAGGTCTGCGAAGGACTTATCACCTTTTAGTTCAACACCATTAATCTTGGGCTTATCGACGAGGTTGTTGTAATTTCCATCACCTCCTCCACCGCCACCTCCAGTATCCAGTTCTATGAGGAGTTCTTCTATTCTAGACAGAGGGGGATCGGTGTATTCCTCCCCGTTAATTTTTGCCAGGAGTATCTTTTCAGACCTGCTTCGCCATTGTGAATCTGCCATGATGTTATCCTCCTTTGCTATTTATAAAGAATGGTAAAGAATGCACTAGATACACTTATATTGCCAACCGGTGAGAGATTTCGCACATCTGTTTTTATACCTCGTTTTCCGTTTTCAGCTGTGAAAAAATGACAATTATAAGGCTGGAAATAGGTATAATTGTCGTCAAACACCGTACATATCAATGCTGTTTTTCCAGATAATTCTACAACATCATCCAAGCAAAAATGTAAAGTCGAACTTTCATTTTTAGATATTGTTTTACCAGATTTTGTAGTTAGAGTTGAATCCGAATATACTCTAAGTTCGACAGTAATGGACTGAACGGAAGAACTTCCTCCACCGCCACCTCCTCTTTCTAATTCTTCAACTCTTCCGGTTATAGATAAAATACTTCCTGAAATACCGGACATTTTGGAAGAAAGATTTTGCTGATTTTCATCATAAATCGCTTCTTCTACTGTTATTGGAAAAACATCTGTCGTATTATCAGGAGTTTGAAGCTGTCGTATTTGTGAAGTATTTGGCATTGAGAATACCTCCTATATTGATTTATCACTCGTCAGAATAAGTGATTGCCACATAATTTACCGTATACGAACTACTACTTCCGTTATATAGATTCAATTCAAATACATTGTTTAAACGTTTTGAAATGCCACCCATTAGTATTTTACGTTCGTCTTCATACATCGTATCCCATCTGGCATAGTTTAGATGTATTATAATCACATTAGTTGTTGATGTGGGGAATTGAATATAAACAGTTGCCCAACTATTTGCGGGAATTGATACACCTTGAGTAGTTAAAGACGAATCACGATAAGCACTAAAACTTTGAGATTTTATTGTCTGCCCAGTCGGAGTCAATTGGTCTAAAGCATCCTTTAATGATTTACCCTGTGCAGCAGATAATGGCTTATCTGTATCAGTACTTGTGAGATTATTAATGATGTTGGATTTGAGAACACACAAATCTACAGTGTCTTTAAGAGCCTTACCCTGAGCAGCTGATAGCGGTTTATTCGTATCGGTACTTGTCAGATTATCGACAATGTTGGAAGTAAGCACACATAAATCCACAGCGTCTTTAAGAGCCTTACCTTGTGCTGCTGATAACGGTTTATTCGTATCGGTGCTGGTAAGATTATTAATTATGTTAGAATTGAGAACACATAAATCTACAGCGTCTTTTAGAGCCTTACCCTGTGCGGCAGATAATGGCTTATCAGTATCAGTACTGGTAAGATTATTGACAATATTAGAAGTGAGTATGCATAAATCTATTGCTGCTTTTAAAATCCTTCCCTGATTCGCAGAAAGTGGTCTGTTGGTGAGTATCGAATTCAAGTTATCTATTATAGACGAAGGGGTCAAATATGGAATCTCCGGATTATCAATAGTATGCGGATTAACCCCAACCAGATAATTTGTTTCGTCAACTATCTGAGCCGCGTGAGCTTCAGAGGCAGCCGCATTAGTTGCGGATATATTAGCAGCAGTAGCCGAGGCAGATGCATTAGTTGCAGATGTATTAGCAGCCGAAGCCGACGAAGCAGCGTTGTTTTCTGAAGTACTAGCTGCCGAAGCTGAATTGGCAGCGTTAGTAGCTGAGGCAGATGCGGAAGTAGCTGAGTCCGAAGCGTCATCAGCAGAATCAGCTGCATTTAAAGCCGAGGCAGCAGCGTTGTCAGCAGAATCAGCAGCATTTAAAGCCGAAGAAGCAGCATTAGTGGCAGAGCTATCGGCCGCCGAAGCAGAATCAGCAGCATCAACAGCAGAAGAAGCCGCTGCAGAAGCAGAAGTACCAGCCGCTGTCGCATAACTTTCCGCTGAATTCTGAGCAGTACTCGCAGCACTAATTGCCGCAGCGGATTCGAGACTTATCGCTTGTATAGCATCGTGAATAGAACCTCTAACTTCTTCTCCGTAAACGGCCGCCAGTATAGCTTCGAGATATGGATCTATGTTAGCCATTTTTTTCCTCCGTTTTCTTACTTAAATCTAATTCATTTTGAAGAGATATGCAGCTTTCCGCATACTCGGCCAGTTTGTCTTTCTGCACATCGGAAAGAACTTTGTAAAGAACTAATTCTACGAGAGAAGGAGACATGTTTCGTTCAGTAGCTAGTTGATTCAAAAATATTTTTACATCTTTTACGGTTTTATCAATTACTATCGGAACTGGGTAAATCATCCTGCTTCTCCTCCTTTTTTATCGTTAGATGTTCTTTTTTCCATTCTTCGACTTCTTCGGGTGTTAACTCCCTTTCGGTTTTTTGTCCGTTTTTATATGTGACATTAACTATTTTTGTTACTACTGGATTTCTTTTAGATCGTTTCATCATTCTACTACAAACCCTCCTACAACATCCGTAACATTATATGAATCTAAAAACGATAAGGTAACAAAATTACAGCCCCATGTACCATTTCCAATATCTATCTGAAGATCTGTTACAACATTTTTAACCTCAGCGTCGTATACTTCGGTTATTACCTCGCCACTATAACCCCAACGTTGTGTACCCCCATAATCCTGAAAACGCGTCCTATAGAAACTAAAATATAAATCGCTACCGTATGAACTAGCATCTAAAAGTATTATACTGTCATTTCCGCATTCCATTTCTATCATGCCATCAGAATCGACGATTATATTTCCACCATTATAGGTCTCTATGTTTAAGCCATTACCATACTGATTTCGATAAAGATCTATAGAGGATGTTAGTCTAGTAGGATTACTATAGTTATTAGACGCGCTATAGGTTCGCAGTTTTCCTTCTTTTAACTCCGTCTTCATCTTATATCCGTATGAATCAGTGCCCATAGAAGTAAAAGTTCCCTCAATAGCCAAATCGCCAGTGTCAAGATTCCAATAACTATTACCAGTTTTGCCTTTTAACAAACCTGCTCTAATAATATCAGCATTCAAAGTTCCAGCAGTAATTCTATCAGCAACAATTGCTCCGTCCATGGTAAGAGCTAAACCCAAATTGGACTTATTCTTGTAATAGGCCAGTCCATTAAGGCTCCATTCCCAGTACTTATTGGCATCTTCCCAATCCTGGGTATCAGACACGATAAGCTTCTCACTACCATTTTGACCTGTGACAATCGTGATATAGCCATTAGTTACGCTTTTCATTATCGAATCGGCATTCTCTTTAGCTTCGTCCAAGACGCTGACAGTAGATGGCAGCTGCTCTATCTTTGCTTTAATAGCCTCATTACCACTCCGAATCACATTCGACAAACCGCTGTTTTTAATATTATCACCAAGAGTAAATACAGTGTTCTCAGGAGCGTCCAAAGGCAGTTCCATCTTCGTAACCGGGAAGAACCTATTCATACCATGTGGATTTGAGATACACTGAATCTTATCCAAAAGCTTTATAACTTCGGTATTCACATCCAGATAATGCATATCTACCGCTGAAAGCTCCAGTACCATATTCTCAAACTGAATATCTTCTAGATAAGCCTGAGCTTTGGTCTTAAGAGCAGTAGCAGTAGTCACATCATCCCAATGAACTACGGTTTCTATCCAGCCATAAGTATTTATAGCCGTTTGATTGCCAATATAAATGCTACCATCATTAACTTCTTCAACAGTTAAATATGCGTCCAAAGCCTCTATGGGACTTTCATCGAGTCTTGCTCCAAGAGGCAAAACAACTGTAGCTAATTCAGTAAGATCCCAAGAACTAGTAAAGTTTGATAAGTTCTTACCAAATTCGATTTTCTGAGTATTTGTATTACTATAATCTTGAAGGTAATCGAGATAACGAACGCCATTCTCTTTGCGGATTTTCAAATGTCCGCCTAAACGGTCAATCAGCTTATCCTGGATACAATCAAGAGTGGATTCGTAATTAGTGTAACGGTAGAGACTGTCATTAGGGTCGGTAACCGTAACAGCCCCTACCTCAAACTGCTTATCAGCCGAAGCTTTAGCATTGTGAACATCCAAAAGAGATTTCAAGAAATTCCGAACCGAAATATTATGGAATTCTTTTGGAGGTTGGGATGTATCATTGAGATAGCCGAGTTCTCCTTCGCAGGTTATATGCCGTTGATTCCAAAAATCTTTTTCTTCGTTGATAACTCTGCCCGACCATATCTCAACATCATCTCTTTTTACGACTATCTCTGAAGACAGCCTCGCAAGAGAAGAGTATCCGGCATTTTCCGGTGGCATAGTAAATGTCAGTGAGCCAGCCGCATTGTCAGACATGGTTAATTTTGGATTAACTACCTTGTATTCTTTCATCGGAGAAGCTCCGTGATAAATAGCTTCGCCATCACAAAATATTGAATACATCACAGCCTCCCTTGCTTAAAGTTTATTGTATATGTTCCAGTTCCAGATTCGGTCCAATAATATAATTCCATGTCTCCATAGAAAATCAGATCATAAAAAGTTGATTCTCCATCTAAGACATGCTTAGTCACATCCGTTCCAAGTGTATGGTTCACTAAACGCACATAAATTCCATTTTCAACACTAGTCTCAACTTGAAAAGTCGGACAGAATGGTGCAATACCAACAATATCTTTATTGAGATCAAATTTCTTCTGAGTAGTATTTATTGTAACATTCTTAAATATCTTTGATAGGATTCTGCCTGTCTCAAAATTAAACGGATCCCAAAGCCAATCATCATCGGTACTATCTTGTATAGTCCATTTATAAGGTCCAACATCATATTTAATAGAAATCGTAGACCGTGGCTCGGACTGAGAACTCCCTGCTTTATACTTCTCGACAGCAAATCGTCCTTCATAAAAATAATTCGGGTCATCTTCCAAGATAGCCCGCATTCTCTTACCATTCAGATACTCCATTATTTCGGAATAGAGTTCCTGCCATGGTGTATAGACTTCATCTAAAGAATTTAGGACCGTAAACTCGAAAGTCCCGGTCCTATTCTCATATAGTGGGTATCCAGTGAGCGATTCAGAGAAATCTAACTTCTCACTCGCCCCTGGAATCTCCACATACTTTGTTCTTGGTGTAGGAGCTTCAAAAGATGGTCTTACTTTAGAGATAAGGTGCCAGTCATCCCAAGTGTTTTTCTCTCCAAATGTAATAGAGTGATACATCACATTCTCCTTCCGCTATAAGTAGCCATCTGTCCCAACCTCATATTCATTCCCGGGGCTAATTCTCCAACGAGAGTCCCAGTATCCATTACAATCTGCAATCCGTCTACTTTTTCAGTTAACGAATTCACATCACTTCTAAGCCTGTCAATTACCTCGACAATGCTTGCACTTTGGCTGCCAAATACATCTTTAAGCCCTGAGAATCCAGAATTAATTTCAGCACCCAATAGATTTGTTATCCCAGAAAGATTCTCCAACTGAGGATTGATATCTAGTGCCAGATTCTCGTTCACGGTGTCTGTAGCCATCTTTGCATTCGACAAATCCAGAACAGGCCTTATCTTAGGCTCGTAGTCATCTAGAGATAATGTCTGAATCTTCATCATCTCTTCGGCAATTCCATCGGAAGCTTCGCCTATCTTGGCGGAATACTCGTTCATACCACCGGCAATTCCGAGATCCCAGAACTTACCTATAGCCGCACCAACTTTGGATGGTGAATTGATGTCCAGAGCATCTTGAGCTGCTTCATAAGCCTCATTGGCAGCATCCCATGCAGCATTGTAAATAATTCTTGTGTTGTCATCGATGCCATCAGCTACACCTATACAAAAATCCCTACCTATCTCTCTTGCTTTCCAATCGGGAAGAGCATTTTGCATAGCATTAACAATTTCAGTTCCAGCTCTTTTAGCTGAATTTGACACCGGGGTTATTCCATTTTGAATTCCTGTTGACAATGCTGTAGTAACATTCGTTCCAATACTGGTCGCGGTCTTTACAAGACTAGCAGAGTAGTTGGTAAACGCTGATGAAACCGTGTTGATGAAATTCGATACTGTTGTTTGGGCTTTGGAATACGAGCCATTGAAAGCTTTGACAAAATTGTCTATTCCGGCATCGGCTAAGTTCTTCAAACCGGTAACAAATTGTCCTGTTCCAGATGCATCAAGACCTTTCATACCGTTAATCAAATCGATTAAGCTTCGAACATCATTTATCACAACTGTTAGTTGAGTTACAGCTATACCTTGAATCGTTTCGTAGAAGCTTTTTAAAGACCTACCGAAGGATTCGAGCATCGCTCCGAATTGATCGATATTATTGTTACCATGAAGAATACTCTCGAAAATTCCTTCAGATTTAGGAACCATTTCGGCAACTTCGGCAAGCATCTTAGTAGCGTTTGCGGCACCTTCAATGCCTTCTGGAGTAACATCTTTCACTTTCTCAGCGAAAGCTACCAAATAGTAACCGAAATACAAAAGCATCTTGCCAAATTCGTCAATGTCTTTGGAGCCGGTAAAGAAATGAGCCACCCACGATTTAGAAGTTGGAACCATGTCGGCTACTTCGGTCATCATCTTAGCGGCACTCGCAGCACCCTCTACAGCTTCTGGTTTAACATTTTCAACCGTCTTGGCGAAGTCAGCGATGTAATAACCAAAATATAAAAGCATCCTTCCAAAGGTATCTATGTTGTTACTTCCAGTGAAGAAGCCAAGTACCGATTTCTCTTTAGAAGTTGGAATCATATCGGCCACTTCAACCATCATCTTAGCGGCACTCGCAGCACCCTCTACAGCTTTTGAATCGACCCCTTGTACAGTATTAGCGAATTCGACTAATGGTTCTCCAAAATCTTTAAGCTGTCGACCGAAATTCGCAAGACTCGTTCCACCGGTAAACCAACTAGTCCAACCTGTAAAACGATCTAACAAATCAGCTGCAGTTAGAATCAATACCGTTTCAGCCAAGGACCTTACACCGCTCATTGTCTCAGCGCTTATACTGCTGGCGCCCGCTAAGAATGGTCCTAGATTATCCATGAAATCTGAAAGATCTTGTCCCATCTTCGGAAGTTGTGATATAACACCCTCTAGGATTCCGCCAGTAAGACTGCCTACAAATCCGCCTATAGCTTCACCGATTGCGGCTAAGAATTCTCCTCCTTGCTCCACAAACCACACAAGTCCTGGTATTTGGTATATAGCTCCTAAAGCGGTTAGAACCATTGTTAGCAATCCTACAGCAGCCAAAAGGTTAATTATACCTAGAGTTATCAATGGGCCCATAACTGATAATTCAGCTATAGATTTCATGATGTCTGAAAGTGAACTGATTTCCTCTAAAATCTTTTGAAGATTTGAAAAGTCCATCTTCTCCAATTCTTCAGCAATCACCTTGAAAAGCTTATCCAAGAACTGCATGAATGGCCTAACTATTTCGTCAATTCTTTCTGCTAATATAGTAAAAATATCAGATAGGAAAGTTACTAAATAATCAGCGATCTTTCCACCATGCTTAGACAACGCTTCCAGAATACCCTCAATCATAACTAAAAGGGCTTCGTCTATAGTAACTCTGGAAGACAGAACAACGGCTATGATTTCAGCCAGTATCGTGTTTACAGCATCAGCAATTGTAGGAGCACCATCTGCTATAGTTTGAGCCACCATGATAATGCCTTCACCGAAAGCCTTAGCCATAGTAGGCACAAGCTGGATAGCTCCTTTTACAATAGTTGTAAGAGCATCTACTACATTTTGAGCAGCTTCAGGAGACATCTTGGATAGATTTATCAGAGCTGTCCCTAAAAGAGCCACGCCAACACCCAAAGCGGCCATTCCTACTCCAGCAATCACTATGGCTCCGGATATCATGATAAGAGAAGCTCCTAATGCCATTAATCCAACAGATGCAGCAGTAGCTATCAGACCTATTACTGAATAGCCGAGCAAGGCTCCTAGAATCACTCCCAAGCCTTGTGCTACGACATCTAAGGGAAGAGCTCCCAGTATAGTTATGGGAGTAATTAGAAGTGTCATACCAGTTGCCATAAGAATAAGAGAAGCTGATAAAGCAGCCAGACCGGGTGCTGAATAATTGGCTATAAGACCTATTACAGAGAATCCAGCTAACGCTACGAGAATTGCGGTTATTCCTTGTACTACTGCCGGTAATGGTAAAAGACCGAGAGCTGTTATTGGAGCAACTAGAAGTGTCAACCCTGCAGCCACAACTGTTAAACCAGCACCGAAAGCTATTAGATAAGGCGCACTTTCAGATGCGAATGTCGAAACCATAATCATGCTTAACAAACTGAAAAGCACGGCACCAAGGCCCTTCGCTAGTGCATCCAATCGCATAGAACCCAAAATACTTATAGGCACCATAAGAAGAGTCATAGCGGCAGCTATCAACAGCATTCCAGCACCAACAACAGGCATATCTTCAGCATTATCGCCAATAATTCTCATAGAAACGGCCATAGCGCTTATACCGACAATAACTCCAACCAATCCTTGGAACATTTTTTCTGGTTTTAATCGAGCCAATTTATAAATGCTGAATGTTAACACAGCCATAGATGCTGATATTATCAACATTCCCTTACCTATCTCTATGAGATTTGAAATCGAATCTTCATCCAATCTGCTAAAGACTTCAGTCATTTCTGTTAAAGTTTTTGCTAACACCCATAGAGAAGCAGTAGCCATACCTATAGCATCAACATCCATCCCTTCGAATTTCTTAACGGCAGCAGCTAGTATAAGCATCGAAGTGGCCATTGCCAATAAATATACTGAAGCATTAGCCATATGTAACAAATTACCAGAGCTATTAATTTTAGCAATTGCCGCTGTGATGACACCAAATCCAAATGCAATCGCCCCTAAAGCTATGCCAGCTGGTTGAAGTTTTTCGGCAGGTATCGTTGATAATACCCATAAAGATCCTGCTAAGATAGCAATAGAAACCGCGATACTTTTAAGTATGTCGGCTCTTAAATCATTTTGATAAGTTTTTAGTACATCTCTGACTGAGCCCAAAGTTTTAGTTATAGAAGAAGTTATGTCTTTCTGTGCAGTTTTAAACACGCCTACAAACTTATTGAATATCGCTACTATGAAACCTAATGCACCAGCGCCCATTAAGTCTGCGAAATCTCTTTCATCCAGAAGACTTGCTCCTTTTGAGCTTAGCTGCTTGAACACATCAGCTGACTTATCAAGAACTTTATCCATATTACTTATAAATTTCTTGATAGCATCAGCTATAGCGTTGAATGAATCGATTAACCAGTCTTTTATTGTTGAAACGAATTCACCGAAAGAAGAAAACGAATTTTGGAATTTAGATAAGAAAGTATCAACATCTCCATTTGAAATTAAAGCTATAAACGCATCTCTAATATTTCTTAAAATCTCAGTTATGCGTTCCTTTACCTGTTCTCCTATTTTTTTCAAAGGCGCTAATGCTTCTTGGAGTCTCGCAAAAAATCTTTCAATAGCGTAAACATCCGGTGTTACGAATTTAGTCCTAGCAAACGTTTTAATGCTTTGTATAGTGCCATTGATAGTATTTGCAATGGCCTCGAATACTGGCCTGACCACTTTATGAATCTTATTTACAGCCTTATTGAATATATCATTCTTTTTAATCCATTCGTCTATAGCTGCTATCCATTCACCGATATATCCGGTTATTCCGAGAATACCACCTCCTAAATCATCAATTCCTTCAAGAGTCGGAAAGAAGAGTCTTAAAAGAGCACCTATCGCCTGACATATTATGTCAATTATTGAAAATAGGCCTTTAAATGTACTACGAAGATTTCTGGATGCGGTATCGCCGAGTTTAAAATTAGCAGTTAAATTCTTAAAACTCTCGGTAAGATTCAGAACATTATTAACTAGATTTGGTGCAAAAACATCGAGAAGTGCTTGACCAATCGGCTTTATTATAGACCATATACCAGCCAGGATATTCTTCAAGCCATCAAAAACATTTGCAATTGACTCAATCCATGGTCGAAAATCAAATGACCAAAATGCTTTTTCAACTTCTTCTGCGGCAATTTTAATTCCTTCCAAATAACTTACAACTTCATCTTCTCGTATATTGGAAAGGAACAAGGCAAACGCCGATGCCATTTTATTAACAATATAACCAAAAGTGTTAGCAACCGGGACGATTACCTTTTTTATTTCATTAATTTTAACTCTTACGGCATTCAGAAGATCCACTACCGGACCTTCTTGTTGAATTAACGGAGTATAAAACAATTCTCCTATTTTTTTCAAGGCTGCCTTAATATTCGCCATAGCACCAGTAAAGGTTTTATTAGCGTCTTTAGCATGTTTACCAAAAGCGTTATCCATAGCCTCGGCAAACATATCAAAGCTGATTAATCCTTTGGAAGCTAAATCACGAATATCAGCTTCCGTAAGTTCCATGGCAGCCGCCCCAGAACTAAGTATTTTTTTTTCAGCTTTTATGGTGTCTTTAAGCGTGCTAAGCCTATCCTGCTGAGCTTCTTTAAATGCGCTAAGTTGTTCCGATTGAGATTCTTTTAAAGATTCTAACTGATTCTGTTGAGATTTCTTAAGCGTTTCAAGTTCAATAGTTTGAGATTCTTTTAAAGCAGATAGCTGATCTTTTTTAGAATCTTTCATTGCTTTGATCTGCTCTTTTTGCTGCTCTTTCATAGCAGCCATTTCTTCAGCATGAGCAGACTTCTTAGCAGCAAGAGTTTCCTTGCTTTCGTCTTTTACAATTTGAACCTCTTCATCCCTAGCTTCTTTAGCAGCTTCCTTTTTCTCTTGAGTCTCGTCTTTAATAGCCGCTTTTTCTTCTTTAAGCTCATTGATACGTTCTTTACGAGCTTTCTCTCTTTCTTTTTTAGCAAGCTTTTCTTCGTATTCGTTTAGAGCTTCTATAGCTTTCTGGCGATCTTCTGTGGTAGTAGCACTATCTATCGCCTTTTGTAGCTCTGCACGCTTTTTAGCTTGTTCGGCTTCTTCTTCAGCTCTTGCTTCGGCTTCAGCTTCTTCATTTAAAGCGTCTATCTGATTATCGATTGCTTTAATTCTTTCGTATTCTTCTTCGTTTATAAGTTTGAGTTTTTCATTATACTCTTTATCTATTAAAGCAATTCTTTCTTCTGTAGCTTTTTCATAAGCTCTTACATCGGCTTCATAAGCTTTTTCGGCTTCGTCGAGAGCTTTTTCATTAGCTTTTTCAGCCGCTTCTATTTGTTCGTCCAGATAATCAGATAACGCATCATAAGTCTTATCATATTCTTTCTTTTTAAGATCATACTCTTGATCTAGAGATTCTTTAAGCGCATCATACTCTTTATCATAGGCTTTCTTTTTTGCATCATATGATTTATCAAAAGCTTTCTTCTGATTCTCATACTGCTTTTCTAAAGAAGCTTTTTGAGCTTCAGCAGAACCTTCTGCTGCATCCATCTGAGAATATAAAGCGTTGATAGCTTCTTTCGTTCCAGCAGTAGCTTCTTTCTGTTCACTATGAACATCATTGAAATACTTCTTCAATATGGAAGCTGCATTCACACCAGCACTTGATAATTGAAGAAGCTGATCGCCCATAAGTCGACCGTTGCCAGCTACATTGGTAAATATCTGAGAAATTCGTTCGTACTCTTGATTAGTGGTTGCAGCGGTTCCAGCGACCGCCCGTAATGCTGCATCTAATCTTTCACCACCATCGATGCCAGACGATGCAAATTGTCCTGCAGCCTTAGCCGCTTCATCAAAGCCGTAAGCTGTGCCATCCACAGAATCCATGGCTTGTTTCATGATTTCATTTACTTTTTCTTCATCATTAAACAAACCTTGAAGAGTGAATCTGGCATTTTCAATACTTAAAGCTCTCTGTTTGCCACCCTCAACGATAGTATCATAAACGAAACTTAATCCTTTACTAGCAAATCGCATTGCGGCATCAGTAAGATTTGTCAGCACTCTCATACCAACAATACCAAGAGCCGAAAATTTATTTTGAATAGCATCCACGCCGGCCGCTATACCACTGAGATCGACATTCCTAGCAGCATTATCAATATTTTCAAGACCTCTAGTAGCTCCATCTAAATTCAGAGCCATTTTTAGCCTATCCAACGTACTCATGCTTGTTTGGACATTACGCTCGAAATTCGAATTATCAAACCGCATCTCGACAACGCGTTCGTCGATTGATCTACTCATAATTCCGTAACCTCCCTCCAAGCATCATCAGCTATCTTGTCGAAAATGGGCTGTATCGCTGGATTGATGTAATCTCTTCCAACGACATAGCCCCCATTTCTTGTTCCGTGACCATATTGCAGAATAATAGCTATATTTACTCCCTTATTCACATTTGAATTAGTGAAATTAAGTCTGGTAGTGCCCCTCTCTCTAATAATTTCATAACTCCATGAGGCGGCTGTTTTGCCTGTCTTTTTCGGCGTCACAGAGGCTAATGCAGAAACCCCAGCTTGCCCATATCTATCCAAAATATTTAAATAATCTCGTTTTAAGACAAAATTAAAAAACCTCTCCGTTTTGGAGAAGTTTCCACTGTGCCGAAAAGATATGCCAGCCATATTATTTAAACCCTCTTTGCATATTTCAATGAAATCCATCCAAGTCCGGATTTAAGTTTTCCCCATCCGTTTTTAACCTCGGTTATTGTGAAAGTTCCTATTCCGGTATATCCACCGGTTGTCGGGTAATTTGTCCCAGGACCTTTACGCACATTTAAGAAAGGAGTATCAACTTTAACGAGGAATGACTCTTGCTCCGGTTCTTCTTTCTTTGAGTTCGTTAAACCTTTAGAATATAAATCGTAAAAGGTCTGACCATACTTAGTTCGCTTCATCTCAACTTTTTCGGACTGGTCTGCAGGACGTTCATAGTCATGGAGCATTGCGTTAGAAGCTTCTAAAATAGAAGAAGACTTCTTCAGCTTTTTAAGCAGCTTTGAATTCGAAGCAAATTCTTGAAGTAAGAAATTAAGCTGACCGTGCAAACATCCTATAGAAAGTCCGTTGTCTTTCATAAAGTCATATAGCCTCTGTTTAAGACTCCAAAATGTCCACTGAGCCAAACCGTAACCAGCTTTATCATTAATGAACCGTTCTCGTGAATAAGTCCCATTATCAATAGCTTCGGTATACTGTTTATCAGACATTCTGAGAATCTTTTCAAACCCATTTTGAAGATTTTCTGGTTTCAATCCAGATTCAGCATAAAGGTTTCCCATTATTCCGGCAGTTGCAACTTCGCTAAAACCGTGTCTAGTAAAGAAAGACCAAATGACTGCCGAAGTATCATCAGCTTCAGTCTCCACTAGTCCTTTCTTAAACTCATCCCAAGTATGCTTACCTTTATTAAATACATAAGGAGCAGGACAAATCTTTCCAGTAACATCATAGTGACGAAGTACATTACTAGCAGGAATGCTGTATTTAATCATAAGTTCTTTAGTGAGTTCGATAGCCGAAGCAACTGTCAAATCCTCGAAATACCAGTTTTCATCAGCCACACTGGTAGAGCCCTTAGTCTTTGTGCAGAGCTCAATTCCTATCGAATTAGCATTCCTGCAATACGGGTGAACATACTTCTTAGCTCCACAATGCCAAGCGATGTTTTTATCCTCGACACTCTGCCATACCTCCCCATCATATCCGACGAAGTAATGAGCAGAAGACTTACAATGCTCTTTGGCAAAGTATTCGGCGTTTCCTTTTGCAGTTCCCACTGCTCCAACATAATGAATCACTATGTATTTAATTCTGTCAGTACTTCCGGGATTGTAATTGTATTTGCTAATAAGTTTATTTATCTGCATATCTATTACCTTTTCTTTGCCTTTGCTCTTCTGGCAGCATTAATAGCAGCATGATGTTGAGCTATCTCTCGCCTACTCTTTTTCTGAGGAGGTTTGTTCTTTTCCTGGCATACTCTTATCAAAGTTATCAGCTGATTCAAATGCCATTTCTGACATTCAAATGGTATGTTCAGAGCAACCATTGAATAATAAAAAATCTCAGCTGTATAAATTTCTCTATTTGGTGGTTTTTTGCCATCATTAGAAAACCACGTAGCAGTCATAGGGTCGTTGATATAACCCATAATCTGGTCGACATTCTCTTTAGTGAGCCCTCTATACACCTCAGGATTCACATTCTGAGTCAGTGTCATACAACGAACATAATCTATGATCTGCTCCGCGGATTTTTCTTCTTTTCCAAAAAACGGCACATGCCATTTTGATTCCCATTTATGAAGTGATACGAGAGAATGCTCCAATTGTAAGTTAATAGATTTGATATAGCAGAATTCCTGCTTACTCTCATCCCACAATTCTTGTTCTGGTATTGTTATCTTAAGCATTGCTCTCTATACCTCTTATTTCTTTGCCACTTCCAAAGCCGGTTTATTATGGTCGGATGTCAATTTCTTAGGAAGTATTCCGTTAACAAAATCGGCAGCAGCCTTATCATCTGTAACCAGTTCCATCCAAATATTGGAATAGGCCATAGTCGACTTAAATTCATCGCGAATAGCGTCATTCTTCACAAAGGTCCTTCCGTCCAGACTCTTCTGTCCATAAGACATGAGAACAATCTCTTTAAAATACTTGATAAGCTCCGTCTGATTTTTAGTATTTATGATCTCTTTAAGTTTGTTTTCAAACCCACCTTCTATAGATACATGTAAATCTACTAATTCAGCTTCGGTAAGATTGAAATAAAAATCCTCGGTTCTTTCATTACCGTCAAAGTCCTCATAAGTAATTGTCTTCTTTACCATTGCTTTCTCCTTTCATTTTTCAGATACAAAAAGGGCGAGACCGTCATTTAATACGACCCCGCCCTATGCAAAAATATAAAGTTGTTAGATTAATCAGCCCTGTGCCTTGAAGAACGCTATAACATCGTCGGGAAGAGGAAGCCTAGCATCTGTACCAGCGGAAGTCTGCTCATAGTAAGTCTTTTCCGAGTCCATAGTTGCATCAGAAGTCTTAACATACTCGCCATTTACCAATTCATAGTAATCCTTACCAGTCTCAAAGCTCTCATCTTCCGTTTCAGCATAAGTAGCGTCTGAGCCATAAAGAATCTTCTCGAAAGCCTTTATCTTTGTATCATCGGCCTTTGTAGACTTTATAACAAAGTGAGCAGTAGGCTTATAAGCTTTACTGGTTTCAGGGTTAACGGTTTTTATCGGAGGAGGAGTAGTATTGAACTCCCAAGACAAGGTTGTTGCTTCCGGACTATCATTAACAGTTGAACGGCTCTTCTCTGAAGGGGATGCCTTTGCTCCATAAACAAGGTGAATCTTGTATCCATGCTCATCACCCTCTGTGTCGTTACCAACTATCGTACGATAAGAAAAGCCGAAAGATTTCCTAGTCTGCTGTTCGATCATTACCCCTGGGGCAACTTCAGCTGTACCATCACACGCATCGAACTCTTCAGGGCTCATATAAGCCTCGATTGTTCCACCGAACTTCTCAGCTGACATCAGAGTAAGATACTTAATATTATCGGCATAAATGTCGTTAGCCTCGCCACCCGAAGGGCTCTCGGAAACGGAAGAAAGCCCATTCCATGCCACACCCTTAGAATAAGAATTTCCAACCATAGGGTAAAGTACGCCGTGGTCCACACCAGTTTCATATTCGCGCTCGCCAGTCTGATCCCATGCAAGTTTCATAATATTACCTCCTAAAAATAAAGCTCAAAAACATCGTGATACAAATTGTCAGCGACAAAGTGCCTATCAAAGCTGCAATACGGTAGATTAAGCACCTTGTCTGGCAATGTAGAATCAGGATCTTGATAGATAACTGTTACAGAATATAAATTGTTTCTGAGATACATGTAATTGTCCGCATACTGCTTATCGATCTTGCTCTTTTCGTACACAATACAGGGGTACTTTAGCTTCAATGATTCTGGCGGCTGAAAGTAAACATTTCGATTTCCAATAAGCTTTTCCAGTATAAGCTGTAAGTCTAATCTATTCTTTGACATCGTTGTACAGACCTCCTATACTCAATATTAATCGTGGATACTGTACTTCAACAGAAGAGATTTTCCACTTTGCCCCCATATATTCCACATACCTCATAGCGTGGAAGTTCTCACGGGCAAAAGGATCGGACACAATGCTTATCTGATTCGATATGCCTATGTTATCATTGACTTGGCCAGCAGATTCAAGCTTGCGGTAATTCTTGGTTAAGTCGCCATAGTACTCCCGCTCACTTATCATCTCTTCCCAAACACCAGGTCTAATTTCCTCAGTGACAGCATATCCTATCTTTCCAAAGAATTTTGCCATGAGAACCTCCATTTTGAATTTTTAAGCGTTTTCGCAAACAAGTCCCTTCAGATCATAGACCTTCGTTACTGACTCGTATCCTTCTTTACTCGCCACGACAGTAATTGTCTGCGAGTCCTTATCTGCTATGTGAAGTACCACAATTCCGTCATCGTCAAGGACGACAGGATTGGTGACGGTCACAGTAATTGTGGCATCGTCAGCTTCCGGAACGGCGAAGTGCAGAGCGATGTAATTGCCCGACTGAAGAGCTACATCAGATGAGAATCCAGTGTAATCACTCACATACTTCAATGTGCCAGAAATGGCATTGTCGCTAATAGCCACATTATCCTGCAGGTCGGAAATAACTTTCCCGAACAGGTCTTCATCTGCGGCTATGCCCAAATCAGCAGATAAGCCCATTAAGGGTTTTCTGTCACATCTTCTTCGATGGCAATTGCGGAATAGACCCTAGTAAGAGCTCCTGATACCCTGGTCTCCAGCAGAGATTTCTCTTGGTTGAAGTCGATATCAAACTGTGTGAAGTGAGCAACCTCGCCACCCTTAGTAGAGCCAAGAGCATAGTCAGAAAGGTTCACTATCATTGCCAGAAGCTTCTTTGTCTTAACGACCAATTCACCTTCGGGTGTGAAAGTCCTAGTCTTACCCTCGAACTGCTCACAGGTATAGATTTCGCCAACATTCAAAGCGGCCGCCAGCTCACTCTTAGAGCTATAAAGCCTGCGTCCATTCAGATCCCTAGCCAGAAGCATCACATTCAGCATATGAGGAGTGATGAACATATCCGGTGTGCCGGTTCCCTTGAACTTCTCCCTAGCATAAAGAACAGTGTCGATCATACCCTCGGAATACATATAATTAAGACCAAACTCCTGAACGGCTGAACCATGGAAATCTTTCTTAACCTCTTTAAGATCGAAATCCACATGAAGGGTGTATAACTCATCATCCAGCCATATAGGTCTAATATGTTCAGGAGCTATCTTATCGGGATCTCCGTCATCCCTACCATCGCCCAACATTATAGCAGTTGCAATTTCCTCATTTAACATCATACGGTCGATGTTATAGAGGTACTGCACATAGTCGAAATCAGTGATGTCGATTATGTCATCCCTATGGAGAGCATTCTTCACATATACGGTCTGAGGATCGGTTGTCCTACGAACCAGCTTGAAGTTACCAGAAAGAGACTTCTGCTTACCCTTCTTATAACCTTTTGCCCTAAGGTCATCCATAGCCTTCTCGATGTTACGGATATCGACCTGTCCGGTACGAATCCTGCTGATAGGACTCTTGTGGACTTTTCTCATAACTACGCCTATCCAGCCCTGATCATTGGTTATAAGCTCAGGAGCGCCCGGCCTTACATCTTTATACTCCGGGAACAGGAGATCTATATTGTCCGGTGCAAAGCCGCCTGCGGTAGCGTCGTGCTGTAGAACATTGTTATCCTCGGCATAGATTTCCAGAGCGTTCTTCCAAGTTCCAACCTTATTATTCTTTGCAAGCTTAAGGATTTCCTCCTGATCGGAGTGGCAGATTACATTCTTCTGAGTAGCCTGTCCGTTTTCAAATAAATTGTGTTTCATTTCCTTATCATCCTCCTCTTTATCAGTTTTCTTGGCGTCTTCTTTTGAACTGAGAACTTCTCCAATCATTGCATAGACGACATTTTTCTGTTTCTCGCTCATGCTATTGAAGACATCTCCGATAGTCTCTTCGCCTTCTTTTTTATCTTTCTTTTCTTCTTCGGGCTTCTTATCATCCGACTTGTCATCGGAGTGGGAGAGTACTTCTTTTTCCTCGGTTGCATCTTTCTCAGAAATATCATCGGAATGCTGGAAACTTATAGTCTCTCCAGTATAGATAATGGCTTCTTCTTCAGATTCTTCGCCATGGGCAAAAGATCTGGAATCAATAAATGCTCCAGGATTAGCACCAGCAAGTACCAGACTTACTTCTCGTATTGCACCATGTAGCACTTCCGAACCACGCTGTTTAAGCTGATTGGCAAATATGGATAAGGCAGTAACATCCCCATGCTCCACAAGTGCTTTGGCATTACGCCCCTGATCTGTCTCTTCATTGAATTTACAATAAGCCATTACGCCTTCTTCGCAATTCTGCAGAAGCGCATGACCGAGCACATTAAACGGCTCATTATGCTGGTGGTTCCATACAAGAGGAACCGTCTCGCCATCACTATCTTTAAATGCATCTTTTCTAATAATCCTACCGTCAGAGCATTTAAGATCGTTTTTGGTCGCCCAGCCACTAAAGTCATATTTCATCATTTTGAATTTTCCTCCTCTGTGTCAGGCTGTTTTCGTTCTAGAGCTAAGTCCGAAGCTGGCGCACTAAGATTACTATTGCGAAGTTCATCTGCTTTGGGATCGTCTGCTGGCTTCATACCAATGGCTTGTCTTATCTCATTGGAAGTCATGATCTCATTTCTAGTGAACTTATCCGCAATCTCTGCAATTTCAGATACCGGAACTAATCGGAACGGATCTCTGAAGAACTCAATTGACTGCGACTGCGATCTGGCAGTCTTGGTTAAGAATTTTCTTTTCATCTCATCAGCTATTGCTGAAATGATTGGCTCGATCGTTCGGTTATAATAATTAAGCATAGTTTTCTCATCTGCCGTTCCGTCAAGAATTCCTTGGGTAATGCCAAGCTGACTGAACAGCATTTCAGTGAGGTATTCTATTTGCTTAAGGAGATTATTCTCAACCGGACGGTTAAGCTGTGTAATATGTTCGGACGCATCAGTGTAAGCGATTCCATACTTGGAATTCGCTAGCTGATTCTCAATGCTTTTTCGCCGATTCTCAGCCTGGTCCTCTCTGGCTTTGGTTCTTATTATGTATGGCAACTGGATAATAAGATCGAGCTTCCCAGAACTATTATTCTCATCAATCATATCCAACAGATTAAGTTTTCTTATCAGACGCTGCATTGTAGAGTTAGGTTCATTAATTACGGCATAAAGCGGATTCTCGACTATCGCAACGGCACTTTTGGCTATCAAGATTTCCTGTTTACGACCGATTAACTCGTTATAGACTTCAATCTTTACATGTTGCGGATACCATTGAGTAATCCGTCCTGTACGCATTGATAAGATGTCAAACGAGCCAGGCATTCCAGTTTCTGGGTTATCGGTAGTATCTATTGGAACTATGGCGATACATCCTTCGTCCATCATAGACATTACTATATCTTGTATGAATGCTCTTCCCGTCTGATCAGTGTTAGCTTCTAAGGTAAGACATTCGTTAAGACCTGAATCCATCTCTTCCAAATATCTTCCGTCTTCATCTAAACGAACATGCTTTATGTCGATAGAAGAGACATCTAATGCAACACGATTGTAAATGGAAGTGACAATAGAACGCTCATTGCCGCGAGAAAATCTCATTCTGTCTGGCCTATAAGAAGACCCAGCACCAACATCAACCCACGACCTCGTAGGATCCTTGTTAAAAAAAGCATTCCAGGCACGTTTAAGCCTGGAACCGAATGAATTCTCCATTTTGATTTTTCTCCTTTTTATCTCTTAAACATTTTTCGATATCCCCAAGTGCCATCATCTGAATAATCACCAAAACCATGTTTTTCAGCTATTTGACCAGATTTAGGATTTGTTAATAAATAATTCCACTGAAGTTCTTTAAGTTTTGTATTTTTCTTGCTATTGAACCATTTTATAGCCTCATTTATGTTTTTACTTGTGACTCCAGTCCCACGATAGTTAGGATCTGTAGCTATAGCTATTTGACCGACACCTTCTTTTCCATCGTCCCAAATCTCTAACATAGCTACGGGTTTATCTCCATGCTTTTGTATAAATGTTTTTGCAATATTAGATACTGTTTCTGCGGCATATTCTTTCTCAATCCATTCGTCATAATCAGAATTACCAAGTTTACGCTTTTCATCTTTGGAAAGTGTGTTAACAATCGAATTAACATCGTCGACATAATTTAATTCTCTATTAACCCGTCTTCGATAATAACTTCGTTTTTTACCTTCCGCAGTCAAAGTTCCATCTTTATTCTGATATCGTCGCACACCCCATTTCATTCCTAGAATGCCGTGATGGTATAGCTCATTTATCATTCAAAAGCCTCCCTGTTAATCTTGTATGCCACATATGCGTCCATCATAGCTGCCACTGCATCTATCTTCTGATCTGCACGATACTTGTACAACTTACGATTGCCATTGGTATCTTCTAAAGTAATAGCGTTTCCCATAGAGAACTCCATAAGATCTTCATCAAATAGAAGAAGTCTTTGCTCTGCGAGTTTCTTCAATTCTCCTAATGGAACCGATTCTGTTCTAGCCCCTTGAATGACTTTCTCGACACCAAATGAACTATTCTCAGTTTGCCATCTTGCGACAAACTCTTTTGCGTTATATGGGTCATAACCGAAAGCTCTAACATCGTATTCACATTTGGCTATGTGATTATCCAAATCATCATAAACTTGCATCATGTCCAGAACAGTTCCATCCATAACAATGAGACTTCCTTCTTTCATAAAAGACTCATATTTTACTCTCATAGCCGAAGTGAGTTTTGTCATCGTGTACGAGGTAATGTAGTTTCGAGTCTTTATACCGAAGCAATCATCTCGTAAAGGGAACATAAATACGAATGAACAGAAGTCATCGCCAAGCGATAAATCAGCGCCCATAGCACACGGCATTTGCCAGTAATCTCTTTTGCGATGCGGAAGAGTCTCCCCGTAAGCGAAGAAATAGGTATAGCCTTCCATAGGAATTCCGAATCTCTTGGCTAAAATATCATTCCTAGCAGATGGTACATTCTCAGCCCTATCTACATCTTTCTGATAGGCTTCATAAGTTACGGTCTTACCAAGATTCGGATTAGCTTTAACCCACATGGCCGGATTAGAAATCTCGTCTATGGAATCCAACCGATACCACCAGATAGAAGTGTGAAGATCCAGGTATTCGCCTTTAAGAATCTTCATCAATTCCATTTTGATTGAGTCACCACTTCCATTTCGGACAGTTCCCTCAGAACTTGTCGCTACGATTATATAATTCGGAACATCACCTTTATCCGCTCCCTGCTCGATAGCACCTATAGGGTCTTCTCTTAATTCTCCAGATAACCATTCGTCAACTGTGGCATACTTCACCCTTAACCCCTGCAGTTTATTAATACTCAGAGGTCTTATCTCCAGAAGAGAATTGGTAAAGAAATTCTCAACACCTTTCTTAGTAGACGCAAGATGCTTACGATTCATCTTGTCGCCGGTAGTATTCTGCAAAGAACCCTCTGTCATAAACTCAAACAAAGGACCTCTCGCTCTAGCTATTGCAGTTGTAAAAGGAGAAATTACTTCTTCTGCTAATTTCATAGTAGGAGCAGTAGTGATTTGATGTGTTGTGGATTTGTCTACGACTAAGCCGTATGCATGAATGCAGGTGGCATATAAAGACTTAGCGGCTCCTCGACCAACTATAAGATATTGCTTATTAATCAGGCGTTTCTTAACCCATTTGGTAACATACCTGCCGCCATGGCCATCAGCTCTTGGAACATACACGCTTTGTTCAACGAAGTAATACCATCCAAATATCTGTTCGGCCCAAAGCTTAAAGGTATCAAGGAGATGGAGATCTCGACCATCTGTTAAAGTGAGTTCCGACTCACAGAAACGAATCCATCCTTCGACTTTTGACTCATCATACCAAACTCCCGGATTGGCTATAAGGTCATCTATGCGATGCATCTCCATAGAAATGTTTTCGCAAACAGGAATTTCGCCACGCATTACGGCATCTCTGAAACGGCCGTAATATTTTGGAGTGGCCGTATTTGAGAGTGCCATATGGGTTCTCCTTTATTTTTTATCTTTTTTCTTTTCGTTATCAAATTTGATTTCTTTCATCTTTGTATTCATAAATGTGTTAGAAATCTTTGCCATATTGTTATACATATTTATACCGCTATTTGTAATGTTAGCGGCGGTATTGAGGAAATCGCCCATCTGTTTTACCATTTGGTAACCGGTAGTTCTTTTTTTCTCTATAAGCCTCAGAATATTGTCTTCCTTGTTATAACGATTTAAAACATCCTGAAGCTCATTAGTAGTAAAAAGACTTTTATGAGCATAAGCCGATTCTAAATCACCAGAATCAATTATTCTTTTCTTGAAAAGTTCAACTTTATCAGCTGTTAAATCTTCATCTTTTTTGTTAGTGCTTGAATCAGATTTCTTAGAATTTCCAGATATTTTTTTAGATGTACCAGCTTTAGCCGCTTCTCCTATTTCCTTTCCTCCAACATGTCCTTTTGGATATGGTTGAAAGCGTCGTATACCCCATTTCATCCCAAGAATGCCATGGTGTTCTAAAGCTTGATCCGAATTCCAATTTTCCATTTTGAATCTCCTTTAATGTCTAATTCTATAGCAATAAAGCTTTTCGTCCGGCAGTAATGAATTTAGAAACGATTGAATCAGCCATTTTAGTCTCATAAATTTTGTTTGGTATAGTATGTTCAATATCGAAGACTATAACCGGAGACTTAGCCTTAAAGCCACCATAAATAGCATCATTAGTATCAAGAACTGCTCCATAACCAGAATCCTTACAAGCTTTGAAAAACTTCGCTCTTTGATTATAGACATCCTTACCGCCTCTCTTATTTTCACCACCATCATAAGGAATGACATAATTAAACATCCTATATACCTTTTGTAAATCATCAGATGTTGGAGTATAAGAATCGTTTTTTAATTTATCAAGAATATCCCTAGATTCTCTGTAACCAGAAAACTTGTATTTATCTTTAACAAAATAGTTTTCCATACGATTCGAATCGGTAACAAAATTGTAAAAGTCACGATCTTTCTTATAAAGACCCATAAATATTTTTGCTCCAGAGTCTTCGCTTGCAACTTTAAGATCCTTATTTAATGAATTATCTATACGGTACTTCATAAAATATCCAGTACCGATAGGTTTTCCATTATCGTCATAAATAGTTCTAGGAGCTTTTTTATTAAAGAGAGCATTATACAAATGCTTATCGAGTTTATCGTGAGTAGCGTAAAACATATCAGCATTTTTAGTTCGATCTTTATCGTATGACAATGTACTAAGAACTGTTTTATCGGCTTTAAGAACTTCATCGAAATGCTTTTTATTATAAATACTATTTGGAGCTTTTCTCTTTTTTAGTATAGCTTTTTTCTCGGATTGTGTATAATCGCCTCCGCCAAGAGGATATGGAGGTCCATTTCTTTCGCCCCATTTTTGGCCTAGAATGCCATGATGTTGTAGAGCCGAATCAGCATTCCAATTATCCATTTTTTCTCCTTTTTACATAATCAACTCCCGATTCAGATTTAATCTTTTTTAAGGATTTCTTAGAATCAAGAAAAATTACTGGAAAATCTGAATACCGATCATTAATATCTTCTATAGCGTCATATCCGAGTTTCTTGAAATGGTCAAAGATCTCGTTATTATTAAGCGAATCTCTGCCAATTTTCTTTAGTATATTGTTTGCTACCTCGACTCTACCGCGATATTCTTTAGAAGCTAAATTAGAACCAAATGATCCAGCGTCATCAAGCACATTTTTTATTTCGCCATTTTTCTTAATGTCCTTTACGTATTTGCTATCCAACTGACTGATCGGATCAATAGAGTTGATGGGTGTATTACCATAGTTTTTAAGAAGTTCGTCTACAACTTTTCTTCCGTTTGCAACTTTGACATCTTTTTTAAGAGCATAATGATCCACATTAACATTATCAAGATTCCATCCATCATCACCAAACCAATTAACATAAAAGTCAGTCCCATTAACCCCTCTATTCTTAAGTCCGTCTATAGATAAATATTTGGTATTAATTTTGCTTTCTTTTTCATCAGATTCTTTTTTATTACTCGGGGCCAAAGTTCCTTCAGCATCTGGACTCCAGTGTGTCACTCTTGTTCCAAGAGTTCCTTTTTTAAGTATAATATCTTCTCGGTCGCTATCTCCAACAAATCTAGAACTAGTAAATCCATGCTTTCTTTTTTCTTGGTCTAATCTCGCCCGTCCTGCGGCAGTTAGCGATCCATCTTTATTCTGGTATCGTCTTATACCCCATTTCATTCCAAGAATGCCATGATGCTGTAAAGCTTCCATTTTGAATCTCCTTAATCTGTCTCTGGGTCGACGGCAACATTCAATCGCCATTCGTCCTCGCTTATTAACCTGTTAATCACTTCGATCATAGAAGAAGTCATTGTGGATGTGTCGAACATCAGCTGTACTTTTTTATGCATGTACGATTTAACTAATCCTAGAATCTCTTGATTATTTGGAAGATAATCAGACCAAGTCTCTTGTTTCCCAGAAATACTAAAGCCTGATGGACCAACACCCAATTGATTCAGAATCACAAATACCGCATTAATGTCCATAATCAAGTCCGCATCAAAGCTCTCGTCAGCTTCGGTAATTCCAACCAACTTCTTTATAGAAGTTAAGATACTCTCTGTTACATCCATAGTTTTCTCCTTTACTTACTTCTTCCATGGACAAGTGTCATTCGGTTTTCTTTCAATGGGATCTTTAGGTAAGAGTGACTCATTACTGAAATGAATAGCGTTGTGAGTGTTATGCGTTGTACAAATCAGATACTCAGGATTCATAAGCAAATCACTATGAGATTCTATATCTCGTGGTAAAACCGGATTCATATGATGAATGGTTATTCTCCCATAAATCTCATGCCCGTTAACTCCGAGGTCACATCCGTTGTCTCGCATAATAACGATGTCTCGAATTCGCTTCCACTCGACAGACTGATAAAAAGCCTGATTCATAAATCTGTCAAACCCAAAAGTCTCGACCCCAACTTTTCCGTTAAGTTGTAAATACCGAAACCTATCTTCGAAAGATTTAATCTTAGACAATTCGCTATAAGTCCTCATCGCCGTCATCCTCTCCAGAATAACTTGTAATAGCTCTCAGAACTTTCTCATAGTATTCAGAGTCTCTTTGAGTAGCTTGCAGAGCTTCAGTTTTAGCTCTAAGCAATTGATTCTCTTTTTCCAGCTTCTCTCGTTCCAAACGTTCTTTGCTTGATCCCATCTTTAAGTAATGAGTTATTACTTGTGACGAAGCCGTTCCTTCAATCAATTGTCGCTCCGCAAGATCCACGGCTAAAGATATAAGCTGGTTTTCCCTTGCTTCAGGAGTAAGGGCAGGGCGTATCTTGCGAGGTGATTGACTCGAAGGATCGACTTTCTTTGTCTTTCCCATTAGATACACCCCTTTCTTTATACACTTTCATGAATCTTGGACGAAGTTGCTAAGTAGTTTATGAGGTGTATAAATCTGAAAGGAGAAAAGCAGGAAAAGATCCTTACAGTCCAAATATCTTCTTACTAAGCAACTTCGTCCGAGACCCATGAATTCTTATCTAGACTTGATAATATATTTTCTTCATGGCTTCGATTTTGGTCATGACATTTATATATTTATCCAGCACAGTCTTCTGAGTATTTGCATAATCTACATCCGTCATGTCAGATGGCTTTTTCTGTTCCTTGAACATTTTACTTAATGCATTAGCGTGCTCCAGTTCCATGTCTGCCATTTTCTTAAATATACAACCTTCAGAAGTTCCTTTGTGCTCAACTGCCTTGGTCATATAGTCCATAGCTCCGTCGACTTCTTCGACTATGTGATCTTTTAAATAAGTTAGCATTTTGACCTCCAATAAAACGATAAAGGGCGTAACCTAAGGGAGAGACAAAGTGTAAGGTACGCCCTTTAAATGTTTGGTTATTTAGTTTACGCAGTAGCTGCTGCTCCGCCCTGCGAACCACTTCCAGTCCATGCAACAAACCTGCCAAGCTGACTGAGCAGATTGGCTGTCTGCTGCTGATTGGAAATCTCGTTCTGTTGCTGAACGATCTTAGCATTCGCATCATCCAGACGGTTCTGAAGCATCTGGGTCTTAATCTCACAGCAGCAAGATTCCATCTTAAAGCCGAGCTGGTCAATCTTCTGAGAAAGTTGAGCAGTCTGAGCCTGACCCTGCTGAACAAGACTATTAAAGCCTTGTATCATGTTGATTAGACTTGTGTTGTTCTGGCTCTGCACAAGCAGGTTCTGATCCTGGAACATCTTAGCAGTTTCGAAATTGTTCGTAGCTGTTGCAATTCCAAGATTGTTAAGCAGTGCCTGGATCGTCTGATTGTTGACGGCTTCATTCAGATCCATCTGAGTGGCTGGAGGCGGTCCCATAGGTATCGGAGGCCTATTATTTCCAAAGAAGCCACCGTTTCCACCGCATGCAAGGAACAAAAATGCAAAGAACCATAACAGATTACTTCCATTCATTTCCATGGCGTTTTCCTCCTTTCTGTATTTTTATATAAAACCCAAATCTTGAGCTTTATACATTATTTAAACCTAACCTTTGCATTATCTGTTGAGCTATAGCGTTCTTTCCCTGTTGAGCGGCATAATTCATGAATGCTGCTTTGGGATCACCATTGCCATATTGCTGGATAAGGTTCATGATGTTCTGTCCGCCTTGAATGTTATTGACTATTTGGTTGAATGTCTGTTTTGGGTCCGTGGAGCTCATTATTTGTTCCACCAGATTGTTTACCGTTGCCATTTGGTCTGTTTGACCGTTGCTCGTAGTTTGCTGAAGTGGATTGTTTGAGAGAATCGATGGCATGTAATATTTCCTCCTTAAATGTTTTCATCTCGTTTTTCATTTCAGTGACCGTGACATATTTACCAGGTTCAAACTTCGGTATTGGCTCTGGCGTCAATACATATCTTTCAAAAGTTTCTCCACCATTACTATCAGTCGCTTTCATATAGATGTAATCGGACTTTGGGTCAGCATCTAAAAATATAGCTTCACAATCTCGAGGCATTGGATACTTTTCTGCAGATTGCCACCCATTGACACGAATTACACGGCGACCTGGGAATAGTGTTTGGTTTAGACCTTGATTTAAAGCGGACAAGATGTTCGAATCCATGCTTTTCTCCTTTCCTTAGGTTTCAAATATCATCCATTCCAAATCTTGTTTCTCAAATATCACCCCCGGAGAATTTTTCGAG